CCATATTATAGTCCAGTTGATAATAAAATGCATAAGTATTATGTGGATTTTCTTATCAAAACCCGTGATAGTGATGGCAAGGTCAGACATGTATTAATCGAGGTAAAACCCGATAATCAAACCAGACCTCCTGTAATGGGAAAGACTAAAAAGAGTAAGTATAGATATTTAAGAGAATTAAAAACTTGGAAAGTAAACGAAGCAAAATGGAAGCATGCTGAAGAGTTTTGTAAAGACAGAAAGTGGGAATTTAAAATTTTAACCGAAAAACAATTAGTGAAATAATATGCCAGCAAATAGATTCAAAGGGAAAAAATTATCAAAAGCTGCCTTGGCAAAAACTTCTGCGGCTTGGTTTAAAGGCAAAGTTGGTAAAGCATCTCGTGGTTTTAAAAAGGGCAAGTTGGAGCCTGGTAAAATGTTCACCTTTGGTTATGATGCAAAGCATAAAAAGACATTACCTTACTGGGATAGATTTCCTCTGATTATCGTACTTGATGTTGCACCACAAGGGTTTCTTGGTTTAAATTTTCATTATCTACATCCTAAAGACCGTGAGTTATTTTTAAAGAAACTATCTAAATTTGAAACAGGTGCTGGAAAATCTAAAACGTTTAATGTCACTTGGAACGCAGTTAAAAGAATAAAAGGTGCGGATAAGATGATACATAAATATCTATACACCCAAGTAAGAACAACATTATTAGAATCACCACCTAATGAATGGGAAAACGTTATACATCTTCCTTATCAAAAGTTTGTTGGGGAATCCGCATCAACCGTTTGGAGTAATTAAAGATGAAAATATCAAAATTTAGTAATCAATTGATATCGGGCGACTATGCTCGTACTAATTTATTTCATGTTAGATTAGGACACATCAAAGGTCAAGACCAATTTTATCATCAAAAAGGTAGAGATTACAATAGTGATGAAATGAGGTTTATGGTGAAGCAAGTCACTCTTCCTGGGAAATCATTAGGTACTGTTGACACAAAACGATTTGGTGCTATATTTAAAGTTGCTAATGATGTTATTGTTGATACTTGTACTATGACTATTATTTGCTCTGCGGATATGAGAGAACGTGTATTCTTTGAGGGTTGGATTGATTACATTTATAATATGAATGCGGCTGTTGATAAGACTACTGGTTATGAAGGATGGGACGACGAGGGTAATTATTCAAATGATATAACTGGCGGTCGCGCTGGTCGCCAATATTACGATGATGTAACAGGAAATAAAAAGAAAGTATATCGTATGGCATACTACAACGACTATATCAGCAAACTATCAGTAGATACTTATGATAGAACTGGAGGCGGCATTGCGTATAATGTTGATATGTTAGAAGCATACCCTACTAATCTAGGACCTGTTGAATTGTCGTGGGGCGATAGTGGAGAAGTGGCGTCGTTTAGTGTTACGTTTAGTTATAGAGATTGGTTTGCGAATTTGTCAAGTAACGACGGATGGACTGATGAATTTGCCAATGAGTTGATGAAAAACGCAGAAGACCATCAAGAAAGTATGGAAATGGAATACGATGCCCGTAAGGAAGTTGAAGATTTCTTATCTTCTGATGTACGAGAGGTGCTTGATGGGATGAAGGAGAGGAACATAGAGGACGCTAAGAGAAGAAAAGGCGAAGCAGAAGATAGTGCATACCTTGCACAGAAGATGAACGATATAGAATATATAGAAGATTATAAGAATTCGCTTGAATATAAAGAAATGATGGACTTCATTAACGGCGATGATACCGACATGCAACCATTCATTAATGAAGCCGGTGCTACAATAATATTGAACGTTAATGATGAAGCATCAATAAGATTATTTAAGGCTCAGGGTTATATAAAAGACAAAAAGCATGCTGAATACTTAAACGATAAGAGAGATAAAAAACTTGCCCAAGAAGAGATCGATAGAAATAAAAAGGATGCAAACTATACTAAATCTGCTATTGATATAGTGGCTGAGAAGAATGCCAATTCTATTATACCTGAATTTAAACCAACTGAGGTTAAATTCAATTATGATAAGAATGGACAAATTATAATTGAAGATGTGATAGGAACTACCACTTCCTCTAAAACGATAGTTACAGAAGCAGGAAATGTAATAACCACTACAACTACCCTTGGTGCTATAGAAACCGATGTCAATCTTCCTAAAGACGATAGAACTAATTTTGAAAAACTCATTGATGGTGATATAAGTAAAACGGTCTGGTTTGCTGGTCCAAATGTTGAACCAGAGCCACGTGAGACAGTAGAGGCGATTATAGGAAAAGAAATTCAAACTACTACCGTCAATGGTGTGAAAACTGATACATTGGCAAATGGAGTAGAATTTGGCGACAACGATTTCAATCCTACTAATACTAAGATAAACGTACCTGCATTTGACACACAAGCCAATAACCCTCATGCTACTCAAGACATGATGGAAGACGCAGTCGTAGACCAAAAATTTATGGAAGCAGACTTTGATGCAACAAAACAACAAGATGCGATTAATGTTGAGCATGCATACGACGAAGCAAAATATAATGACAGATTTCAACCAGTGACAATGGAATTGCGTCCAGATAAACCTAAAGATTATGATACAAATGATGCTTCTGCTAATGCATACCATGCTAGTCTAATTGACCAAAGAAACAAAGGACAATTAACAACAATTGAAGTTACTAAGCAAGAAATACAATTGATGGAAGCACAAGGTTATAAACTTAGTAACCAAAAAATTCAAGGTGTGTCGTCTGGCAGGAATTTTGTAGTAACGGCTGATAATGAAATGTATGAAACAAAGATTGATCAAAATCATACCACAGGAATAGCATCGGTTAGTACCTCCAATATTGAATTTGATATGTCTACAGACAAGATGACTTCTTCTGGGGATAGTATATTATTACAAGGTGTTGATTATGACGAAAGTTTAAAATTAACTGCAGCTTTGAATAGTGGGGACCAATCAAAGGTATTAGAAGTCGCAAATGAAATACAAACAGATTATGAAAATAGTCCATATTATGTTGACCCAGAACATGTAGTGTTTGATGACATTAAGGCAGAAGATAAAGCAACTTTTGCTCAAAGTGAATTTTTATCTGGTGCTGATGCCGACTATAACGAATTAGCAGATGAAATGAAAGCAGATGAAGCAGCTAGAGTCAAAGCTGGTAGAGATTATGCAGCTGGTTTAGAGATACCTCATATGATTGATGGTAGTAATGCATTATTAAGACCTGAAGTCGAAGGTCCTAAACAAGAGACTCCTCAAGAAACAGCAACTAGAGAATATGATGCTTGGCAAGCGGATATGAAAGGTCAAGGACAAGTACTGGACTCACAAGGTTCTTACCAATCTTCGACTACTGATGATACTTACTTCGGTATTCCTGGTGAAAGAGCAGTTGCTAATCCCGATACATTACACACAGGTGGTAGATTAGGTACTAGCTATCCTGGTAGCGCTACTCAAGCTAATTACGATTATCTTATGGGAGAAAGAGATAGGGCTGCTGAACTCGAAAACATGAAGAACGCTCAAATAATGGCACACGGTTTTAAAACTGGAGATGCTCAAAATATGGCTCAAGGTTTTAAAGAGGATGATGCTCAACGTATGTCTTCAGAACTTAATATTGAAAATGCAGCCGCTGCTTCTAATGCTATGCAAGAGGAAGTTAATAGGGCAAAAGTAAACCAAATCGTACCAGAGGTAGAATCGGATATGTTCGAGGATGACTTCTCGACGTCTGGTCAAGACAATAAAAACTTTCGTCTAGCAGGTGATGTATTAGATAATTCAGTTAATTCTTTAGAATGGGAACTTGGCGCTGCTGTTGATAGAAATACTAACTTTTTAACTAAAGGGTTTGTTCAAGCAGGCGTTAATAGGGAAATGAGTCAATTTCAAAACACAGATAGAATTACACCAGAAATGGTAGATTCTTCTAAGGATAGAATGGCAGGGAAAATGCAAGGAAGAATTAGTCAAGGAGAACAAGACTACCTAATAAGTCATATTGATCAATTATCAGTTGATGCAGGAAATTATCAAGATGCGAAGTGGGCAGCTCAACAAGGCGGTGATAATCTAGATGCAGCCTCTCATACTCAGTCTATGATGGAACAAAATTATAATATGCAGTATGAGACACCAACATATAAAGCGACACGAATAAAAAACTAATAAATAGTTGAAGTAAGAAATTTTTTAAATAATGATATAGGATGATAATATGTTACCAAAAATTGATGTACCAAAATATACACTAAAATTACCAAGCACTGGCAAGAAAATTGAATACAGACCTTTCTTAGTTAAAGAAGAAAAGATTCTATTAACCGCAATGGAAACTACAGAAGACGATGATATGGAAAGAGCAATTAGAACAGCTACTAAACATATTATTGATAATTGTACGTTTGGTAAAATAAACGCAGATAAATTACCTGAGTTTGATGTTGACTTTTTGTTTTTGAATATACGTTCAAAAAGTAGGGGAGAAGAGGTTGACATGTCATTTACTTGTAATAACGAAGTTGATGGGAAAGAATGCGGTGAGATAAATAGTTTAAAGGTAATGATTGATAAAGTACGAGTTAAGTTCCCTGAAGAAGATTTGACTAAAGTTGAAGTCACAGAAGATATTGGTATTAAATTCAAATACTTAACTACTGGAGAATTAGGTCGTTACGAACAAGAAAAGAATAATGTAACTAAATTATTTAAGGTTATTGTAGATTCAATCGATTATATCTACGATGATGAGAAAGTTTATAAAGGTAGTGAGACGCCTAAGAAAGAATTATTAGAATTTATCGAATCTTTAAATGATGTTGTTTTTGAAAAAATCAATAGATTTTTCAACGAAAAACCTATGTTGAATCATGTTGAAAAATTTACATGTAAGAAATGTGGATATAAGCATGTTATTGAATTAGAAGGATTGACGAGTTTTTTCGGATAAGCATGAGTTATGAAAGTCTTATGAACCATTATAAGACGAATTTTCAACTCATGCAGTTTCATAATTACTCTTTATATGATTTAGAACATATGATTCCGTATGAACGGGAAATATATGTTAATTTATTATCACAGCATTTAGAAGAAATAAAAGATGCTCAAGTCGTTGCCCAACAAGGTTAATTAAAAAGAGAATACAATGGAAGATAAGAAATCACTAAATGAACTAAGTAATTTATCTAAATTAACCGAACGTATGGTAGATCTGTTAGAATCAGATATATCTACTCGTAGGGCAGACAAAGCACAAGAACGTAAAGATAAAATTCAAATGTCTCGCGCTCCTTCTAATAGAAGTGAAACAGAAACAAGGCATGATAAGGACATGCTTTCTTATACTCGTAATTCATCTGAAGCCAATGCTGTAACTTCTAAACAAGAAATAACTAGACACAAAGAGTCCGAATTATCAAATAAAAGTATTTTCACCACCCTTAAAACTCTGGTAGGAATCAGTGTAGCTCAAGGCGCCGCAACACTACAATCAAACTCTCAGGCAAAGCAAGCACAAGATTCAATGGATGTTGCAGCCAAGGATCGAAAAACTACAAATCGTCGTGATTCTAAAATGTTCCACGGTATGCTTCATATGGCGGAGCAAAACTATGTAACTAGTAATCAGATTTCTTCCGAAATAGTTAAGTTGCATAGTTTCTTACGTGATGATTCCAAGCACGAACTAAAGGCTCGTTTAGACATAATGAAAGCCGACAGGCATTTCGACCTTAAAAGGGAACAAAGACTGAACAACTTGTTTGGCAGGGTTATGGAACAGTCTGGTGCTAATCTAGACACCCAAGGTAAACTACGAGAAAAAGTTGATCTTGGTGAGCACAACGCATTAGTAGCAAAGGCTATGCTTACGTTGGGCGACAATCTTGCGGCTTTCGACGAGTGGGAAGTGTTGAAGTCATCGGTTAAGGAGGGCGGTGAAATATTCGAGATGGATCAAGGCCCACAGAAAGACATGATGAATGCTAAGTGGTTCGACCTAAATCAGAAGTACGGAAAAGAATTTAATCTAATAAACGAGAAGGGTCAAAAAGAAAATAAACAATTCATAATGGGTTTATTGAAGAAGTGGGGTTTCACTGATGTTCGTGAGGAATCTGGATCTGACTCAAAAAGGTCCATAGGAATAGCTGCAGCACACGAGATAAACCAAGTTAGAAGAAAGAGAGATATTGAAGCTTGGGCAAAGATTGAGAACATGGCTGATGGTTATGAGCCAGGTCAATTCGACCTTAATAAACGTATTGCCCAGACTCCTCTGGGTCAACGTGGTGGTATGGGTGGTGGTATGGGTGACTGCTGCGATACTCTTAAAGACATATATAACGAGATAGTTAAACATAGCGATATATTACAACAGTCTGTTGTTGGTAGAAAATCCCCGCTTGGTCGGATGGTAGGAAGACTAGTACATGGTGGCGGTGAAAAGTTTTCTGGATCTACAGAAGGAGGAACTGGATTTACTGGTAAAACAAAGGGTAGTTCTTATACTAGAAAAGAATTTGGAGAATTAAAAGGCAACCCAGAATTACTAGCATCGATGTTTGATGAAGAAACTGCAAAGGCAATATTAGACGGTAAAGTTACATTCAATGAAACCTCAGGGATTTTACGTATAAAGACCGAAACTGGTCCTATTGATACTACAGATTCAGTTGCTAATGAACTTGCAAAGAAAGAGTTGAAAATTTCTACTAAATCAGAAGCTCGAGACGTTAAAAGGGAAAGAAGAGAAGAAGAAATCAGAAGAGACTCTCTTACAAAAATGCATCTTCGAGGTGGCGGTGTCACTCCATTCGGAGGTAGCTTCGGAAGAAACGCAGAAGACGGAGGAGATTCTTGGTACGATCCTATTGTAGAGAACCCTGAATTGTCTATTGCGGCTCTGTATGCTGCCAATGAAGCAAGAAAGAAACTCAAAGAATTAAAGAAAAACAAAAATAAGAATAAGAATAAAATGTCAAAGACTGGTAAAGCCAAACTGTGGGCTTATGTTTCTTTAGCTGTTGCAACTATTTTCCAGAGTATTACTGGAGACGATGAGGACAGCGGCACGGTAAACGCAGATACTGGCGAGGTATTTGACGAGGGTACATTAACGAATACCGCTATCAACGCTGCATGGACGGGCGTGTCAGTCTATGAGGGTTATCAACTTGGCAAAGCGGGGATGAATAGATTTAAAAACAGGGTATCTAGTCCAAATTTTGTGGGACCACGACAACCTAAAAAACCATCTACTACAGGTAAGACAGCAAAATCTGTTGCTGAAAGATGGAAACAGCTTTCTAAGAAATATGGTGGTGATAGACTTAAAGCATTCGTTGCTAAAAGAGTAGCATTGTTAGGTGGTGCTATGCTTATACCAGGACTTGGACAGGTGCTGGCGTTGATTGGTACTTTATGGACCGCATATGAAATTTATGATATATTAGATGAATTTGAAAAAGAAGCATCAGCGGAAGATAGATTAGTAAGTAACTCACTGTCTTTTGACGAGAAGAAAGATACCTCTTCCCAAGGTGCTTTAAATAGACTAGGCATGGCTATGGAACCCGAGCACCAATCTTCGGGAAATGGTTATTCTCAAAATTATAGTGGCACATTAATTGCTGGTATGCCAGTTGGCGATAAGCTGACAAAGATGCAATACGAAATGATGAAGTTGGACAAGAGAATGGGTAATACTCATTCGGGAAGTTTGAACGACAAATTCAATGCATTCAAACTTTCAGAAGCAGACCTGACACGAATTGAGACTCCTGATAAAGGATTAGCAACAGACGCAGCTACAGCATTGAAAAATGCAGACGATGGTCCTAATAATTCATTAGGTGTTAATATTCATAATTGGGAGGATTCTCCTTTTGGTGGAACTCGTAATAGTATATTAGACGCTGTAGATAACACAGGTTTATGGGGGTGGGTGAAAGATGGTATAAAAACTGATGTTAATACTGGATTCGATGGTCTTGGAAAGAACCCAAGTCAATCTCAAGTAGAAGAACTTTGGAAAAGCAAAAGTTCTAATCTTTCTAAGTTCGGTGGCGAAACTGAATCTTCTATAAAGAGCATATATGCTAGTGAATTCAAAAAATTCTTTGGTACTGTATTGGGTGGTATAGGTAGTGTTCTTTGGGGAAGCAATGCCATGGCAGGCGACATCCCTTATGATCCAGCTGGTCGTGGTCATGGATATGACAATGACCCAGATGGTAAAGGATTTTGGGATAAAGGAACAGGTAAAAAGAAACCAAGGTCTAAAAAAGAGAGAGACAAGGCTGCTAAAGCAAAAGATAAGTTTAGAGATGATTGGAATAAACGTCATCCGAATGACAAGTTAGATTGGCCAGATGCTTATCAACCAGAACCAGGACAAGGTGACTTATTTGATCCTGCTAAAATGAATCAGGCAAATCAGTTTGCCGCACAGATGGTTAATCTTAGTACAAGATATTCGCCAAAAGGACAAATGTTTCCTTTAACTATGATGAATCATGGTACTAATTCGGCTGCTCAAATCAAAGCAAATGGTTTTCAATCCAGATTTGCTAATGCTGGGTGGGCTGGTAAAAATATGTTCTATGGGTCTCCTGGTCTAAATGTTGCGGGAGCATATGGTGGACAAAATATACCTGTTGTTGCCAACGCTGGTTCTAGAAGAATATTTGGTGGTGGCATCGGTGCTAATGGTCTGCAATTTGGAGATGAAATAGCAATGGGTGCCAGAGGAATGAATCAAGGAATGGATTTAGCATCAAGACTTTCTAATCATCCAAACTCAGCAATGGCACAAAGACTTTTGAAAACTGGTACTACTTCACAAGCATCGAAATTATTGAAACTTGGTGGTAGAGCATTTCCTGGAATTGGAGCAGGATTGGCAGCTTGGGATGCTAAAGCAAGATACGACAAAGGAGACATGTTGGGTTCATCATTATCTGCTGGGTCTGGTATTCCAATTGCTGGTCTAATACCACTTGCTGTTCAATTAGTCACTGATTATTTAGGAATAACTGGTGGTGATAATTCATCGAGTGTGATGGATAATTACGTTCCAACTAGAAACCTAAATCCAGCAAATGAGGGTAAACTGATTAACGGTGGTGGAGGAAACACAATTATTAATAACACTACTAATACTACGAGTAATAATTCTGCAACTGATGTTATATTTTCTACCAATGCGCATGCTCCTGCATTGCCTCCAGGTATGGTTGGATATGGGTCATAAAAAAAGGGAGTCATAAAGACTCCCTTTCGTTTAGGTTAATTTTTTATTTAACCATCTGCCAACTTAGAGAAGTATGACATAGTATCATCTTCCTCAGCACTAGCAGTTGTAGAACTAGCAGAGTTTGTATCCCAAGGAATTTCGTCCTTTTGTCCACTAACATCTGCGACTGGTTCAGGTGTACTGATAGACTCAGCAGTGAAACTTGGTTTACCTGCAGAACCACCTGTGACACGTAAAAACTTACTCTTTAACTCATCATAAGTTTTAAACTTATCTTCCGCAACTTCTGCGTCAAGAGAATACAAACTATTGTAAAGTTTTTCCATCGCATCTTCATCTTTCAACCACTGAGACGGTTGTTCGAAAGTAGATTTATCATACTTAACAAACCCATCTGCTTTACGTGCTTTCAATTTGAAATCAGAACCGTTGAATAAATCAAATACGTTTACTGGAGTTTCGTCATCAAACTCAGGAGCACCAGCTGCCTGAATCATATCAAATATAGATTTACCATATTTGAATAAGAACGTTTTACCCTCATTTGCTGGATTATCTGAATCCTTAACAACGTAAATATTAGAAACAAATTGTAAACGTCTTTTACGATTACGAGCAATTTCTTTATTTGAATCAATACCAGAATTCCATAATTCAGAATTTGCTTCTGACACTGGGTCTTGTTTATTGATTGTTGTTAATGAATTTTCGATGTACCAACCACCTTGTCCTTTAAAACCGTGTGAATACATTTTGACGAAAGGAAAGTCTTCACCATCAGGTGCGTCTAAGAAACGAATGATTGCATAACCATTGCCAGTCTTATCTCTTTCTAACTTCCAATATCTATCATCGATATATGAATTAGTAGAACCACTTGCTTGGTTCAATTTACTCATCATTTCTGATACATTTTTACTTGACTTACTTCTTTTCTTTAAGGCTGAGAAACCCATAATACTTCTCCTATATTGTTTTGAGGTATAATTACCTGTTGATTGTTTTACGAGATGTTTTTATAGAGGTATCTCACAACCCTCTAATTCGTTTTATACTTCTTCTGGAACAAACTCTTCAGTTTCTTCTTCTGGTTCTTCGATTGGTTCTGGTGCGTCATCAGCATCCATTACAGATTTAATTGCCTGAGCAAAACCTGCTCTTGCCATTTCCAAACGTTGAGATTCTTTATCAATTGACATTAGATGTTCAATTGCAATCTTAGCAATGTCTGGTAGTGTCTCAATTAGATAATCCTTACCGTCAATTTTCACTGTGTTCTTTACTTCACTCATTATATACTCCTACATTAAAATATTATTATACTGTTATTTATACTTACTTTTAATCTTTGAATTCACTCTTTAAATCTCTGATTAAATCTAATCCCGATTCAGCAAGGTGACGAATTGAATATTGATCATCCATCGCAGCATTCTGCTGAATCCGAGTTAATACTGTTTTAAGTGCATCACACTTTATTTCACAATCTTCTTTGCTATGCATTT